GTCCACCTACATGAAGGAAGGCCCACTGAAACATATCTATGGTTTTGGTGATGCAGATTATCTGCAAGGCAATTTTGAAAAGTTGGAGGCGCAGGATCAGGGTTTGGGCAAGTTGTTGACCGACGCTACAAAGTTGGACGCAACCGTGGGTTCATGCTGGCGAGATTTTGAGTTGAAATTGTGTTTGCGCGCATTTCACCCGAAGTATCATGAGGCCATCAGGAAAATCCATTCTCAGCAATACTCAGATCGTTTTCCAAAGACCAAGAAGGGGACTAGTATGAATTTACGCTGGTCCCGCAGGTCTGGTGAAGGAGGAACGTCGCTATTCAACACTTTGTTGATGGTTGCTCTCTTTTTCATATGGTTAAGACGATTGGGTTTCAGCGTTAAGGAAGCAATTCGGAAGCTCGGTATCTATGGAGGTGATGACGGAGCAACTGTGGCATGGGGAAGTAAGGAATCATTGATTGAGGCAGGAGCGGCTGTTGGCATACTCCTCAAAGTTAAGCAGGTAACTATGCTTGAACCTTATGATTTCTTGGGAATTATCAAGTTCCCTCGGCTTCCCCTCTATATGCCTGATGTTGTCAGATTCGCGTCAAAGATCTCGTACTCCCATGTGAAGGGAGTGCCAGTGAATCAGGTGTTGTATCGCAAATGTGAGCCTTATGTCCGTTTGTATCCCAACATCCCACTGGTTGGTAATTTGTGTAGAGCAGTACTACGACAGTTAAGTAAGGACGGATTTCGTGTTGATCCAAAATACGATAATCTTTGTAGGTCCGGAACGGGCTATATCATGTCCATGTTAGATGGACAGCAGTTACCTGGCCCTCTTGATGAAGAGGACTATTTGTTGATGGAGTCTTATGTTGCTAAGCAACTTGAGACACCTTTGTCTGTTTTGAGACGTGCTTGTGATAAGTACGACACAGCCACAACATATGCTGATTTTCCCTCCGGGTTTCTAGGAGGCAAAACCATGATCGTTTCCGCGCCCTACAAAGCCATGTTCCGGGACCTGTACATGCCTGGTCCCCCGCAAGCGAAGTTAGTAGATACCCTTCCTGCGGAGACAAAACAGTCGGCCACACAAAACCTACCATTGGACAATTCACAAGCAAATCATGCCAAAGAGAAGAGCAACAGCAACACACAGAGCGAAGCAAGCTCCATCCGCAC